AATCTAATAAACATATCATCTTGTGTTGATGTATCTCCTATAGTTGTCTCTGTTCCATAGAATACTAAGTGTCTATCGGGTGTTGATACAACCATGTGTCTTGATGCAGTTGGTGCACCAGTTATAATTGTAGCTCTTGTGTCTGTAGCATTTGATAAACTAGAGTCCCAAGAAAATACTGCACTATCATGTATTAAACAAATAGCTTTGTCACCAAAATTATCTAATGACCACATACCTGGTTCTAATACTAAGTCACCAGATGCAGCTTCGCCCCAAGCTACAAAGTTTGTAGAACTAGTAATTGTTGCACCTCCACTATGTGCTGCTGCAGTTGTTCCTGCTACACCTCTTGTAACACCTGTTAATTCTCCTGTGGTTGCTATACCCGTGTACGATATTTCTTCACTATTTATTATAATAAAATTTGTTCCTGCAGTTGGAAATTGTGATGAATCTACTAATATAATACCAGTTGTTGCAGTATCTGTAATACCGTTTTGTAAAGTAGTAGTTGGTTCTCCTGCAACTTCTCCACCCCAAGACCCTAATGACCAACCAAAACCTTTTGCTTGAACAGCGGGACCTACAGGATAGTAATGTTGCACTCTTATACCACCTGATGTCGTTGCACCAGACCCTGATTCATTTGATGGCATTGTAATAGTTAATGTTGTGCTTGTAGGCACAGTGGTCACCATAAATTTTTTATCTTTAAAATCTGCCTCTGCAAAGTTTGAATTAGTGATTGATGAAAAATTATCTAATAATATAATATCTTGCGCAGATATGTTATGTGCAGAACTAAAAGTTATTGTAACTTCAGCTGATCCGTTGGTCGTGGTAAATGCACTTGTAAGCGTGGTTGTAGATTTAATAGGATGAATATCATAATATACACCCCCAGAGAAAGCGTATAAAATTCTGTTTGTACCAATAATAGCGTATTTTCTAGCTAAACTATTTACGAAATGATGTAGACCTCTACCTGCACCTGTAAGATTACTGTCTCCTAATTGTTTCCAACCACCTATCTTTTCTGGAATACCATAACGAAACCTAACATTATCACAGTCTGTCCATTGACCCTCTGCTGTGGTTTCTGTTATCTGTTTGTTAATACCTGGCTGAAAACCTATTTTTTGTAGCATAAAAAACCCTGTTTTCTAGGTTCTATATTAGTTTTAAGAATTAGGAAAGTTTAGGCCACTCACCCAAAGGTCTTGTGCCTGCATCAGTGTATGTATATAGAGTTTCCATGGCTTCTACGTCAGCTGCACCATCGATGGCTGTTTCCATTTCATTAGATCTAGTTCTAATAGCTGCTCTGTAAGTAGCTATGTTAGATGGTATTGTGGATCCAGCATCTTCTGCTTTTCTAATTATATACCAATCACTTGGCGATAATAAGCTTTTAGCTTGAGCTTTTACTTCGTTTTTAAATAAAGTTTTTAAACCTGAGATAATTACTTGGTTACCATCTTCGTCTAAAATATTGTTACCATCGATATCAACTGCATCTTTATCATCTAAATCTTTAGCTGTTGCTGGTGCGTAACTTGCAGTAACAGCGTTATTTGCAAACACCATAGACTCTGCGCCATTACGATAGTATCTTGGGTTTTTTAGATTAGTGTTATCGTATATGACTTCGTAAACACCTTGTGCTTCTCTTTGAGCAACAGTTGTCTCAGGAGACAAACCGAATACTCCAAGATTAGAGTTTGCTCTTACGATTTGATTATTTTCTACTTTTGCATACATATTGATCTCCTTTTATTGTATTTTTAATTTGTTGTCCATAGCTATTTATCTAGCCACTACTGGCACCGCAGTCCCAGAATCGTTGCCTACGAATGGATGCTCTGCAAAAGCTAGATATATGTATGTTGCTCCTGATGTATTATTGTAACCTCCCGTGCCATCCATTCTCCATTTGAAACCATTTGATACATAATCACAATCAAATGTATCACCCCAATCAGATTCAGTTTGATTGTTAGTAGGTGAAAAAGAAAGATCTACAGGATTTCTAACATTATCACCTCTTGTATTATCTTGCAAAATCCAACTTCCACCAGTTGAACTATCTATTCTTTTATTTATAACAAAAGCGGGTCTAAATCCAGTGTGAACAAACGTTCCATCTGTGCTTCCATTTCCTGTATAGCTTCCAAATTTTGAGTAGCCTTGTTTTTCTGCAAAAGCATAACAAACATAAGTTTCGCTATTTCCATTTACACCTGCATCTGTTCCAATATAAATTTTTGTAGCATCTGGATTTGTATTACTCCAAACGTTAGAGCCTGATGCAGTTGCACCAGTGCTATTTATGTATACGTATTGATTTGATGCTAAAGCTGGATGTTTCACAAACCAATTATCTGTATTTGATCTACCTTTAATTATAACAAGAGTTGGTGCTACACCTAGTCCATGTGCTATGTGAGCTGCACTTCCGTTACCTGTGTAAGTAAAAACACTAAAACCTGCCGTTGTGTTTACGGATGCTGTTGTTGTTATGGTTCCACCAGAAGGATTTGTTGTAGAACTTCCACCTGCTTTCCAATTCCATGCAGCGAAAGTATGAGTATTTTGATTTGTGTTATTTGCATTTCCTAAAGTAAAACCATCACTATCAAATGATTTAAAACCTTCAGCGTAAGTTGATTCAGCCGCAGTTGAGTTTGATATAAGATACTTTGTTGCTCCTCTTACAACATCTTGCAAAATATGATCATCTGTATTACTTCTTTTTTTTAACCAAGTCCAGTCGGGTTGAAATCCAACACCTGTAATTGCATGGTCTGTTGTTCCATTACCCGTATAAAGAACAGTGTTAAAATAATCAGTTGGTTTTGCAATTGAACTATAAGCCATAATTTTTATCCATAAGTATTTAAGTTAGATGTATTTAACGCATAATAACCTGAAGGTACAGAATATTCAAAGTTTCCAAATCCATTAGCATCTGCGTTACCTGATGAAATTGAATGAACAGGACTTCCAAAATTAAAGGATGCACCTCTATAATTAGCACCTATGTAAAATGGTATATAAAAACCTGTAAAAGAACTTATAGATTGAGTAGAACCTTGTTTTGTTCCATTATTATAAAACTCTATTTCTAAGTCATCCATATTTAAAGCAACTCCTATAATTTGTCCTGATACAAATGCTGTTAAACTTGACTGAGCTGTTGTTCCATCTTTTCTTATAGTTCCACTTCCTGTATATAAAACTGATGGATTATTATCATAAGTTGTTCCTGATATTGCTGTATTATCTCCCGTAATTCCTATAAATTGATCCACCGTACTGCCACCAGCGGGAGTATTAATCTTTGCTTCAAAATACCATTTTCCAGCATTAACTGCTATTGTGCCTTTAGTTGCATGATAGTCAGAACCAGATGTAGCTGTTAAATTTCCATCACTAAAAGTAATGGTGCCAGAATCTAAAGGATTTAACGTTGCAAAATTCTCTACACATGTATCAGTAGACTGATCTATACTAGTTAGGTTAGTAGCGGTAAAATCGTTATTTTTTCCTGATGCATCATTACCTAAACTTGAACTGTCTTTAAAATCAAGGTAGAATGTGTTATTCCCCACATCTCCAAGTTTACCTATTTTTTTAGGCTTCCATATTCCTGTTGTAGAGTCAGTCTCACCAAAATCAGTATGTGCTAGTGCTAGGCCATCAACAAAAACTGCCTCCGCTATATAACCACTAAATTTTTCTGAATTATTTGTATATACTCCTAAATAGTGATTTACTGCTGTATTAAATTTTCCAGAGTCATTTTGAGAATACTCAGTATTAGCTGCAAAAGATGTTACTTGAACACCGTTTATATAAATTTGGGTTGATGGTGAACTTATTGATCTATCAGATGAAACAAAAATATGATACCAAGCAGAGGTATCTCTAAATAACCTGTTTGTTTTCTTTTGTAATTTATCTACACCACTAATATGGTCATAAATTTGTATTTGATCATCTGATGTAAATTTTAAAGTAGCATTATTAGATCCATCATCTCCCACTCCAAAAAGTGTTTGATTACTTCCTAAGAGAGATCTTTTTACCCACATTGAAATAGTATACAAATATTGATTTGTAGGTGTAACAAAAGTTTTTACTAAATAATCATTATTGCCATCTTCAAATCGACATGAGTTATCTATATTTTGAGGACCTGATGGCCATTGATTGTTGCTAACAAAAGTTAGGACATCATTCATTCTCCATACACCGCTCGCTACTCCTGTCATTAATCCACCTACAGGTGTATTTGTTGGTCCGACTATTCCTCCGTTTCTTCTTGACATTATCTTGCTGTCCCCGCTGCTTTAGTTCCTTCTGTTACAAATGGATGTTCTGCAAAAGCCATGTAGATGTATGAATCACTAGAGCCATTTGCTCTGCTTCCTGATGATCTATGTTTTATTCCATTTGATAAAAAATCTAATCTATCTGAACCCTCAACACTTTCTGCACTATTAGAATTTGCATAAATCTGATGTCTTACACCATTATCAGTATCTCTTTTGTTATCTAAAATCATCCAATCTCCTGTTGAATTTATTTGTTTAATCATAACCCAAGCTGGTCTAAATCCTGTATAAACAAATACTCCATCGGCGTTTCCATTTCCTGTGTAGCTTCCAAATTTTGAAAAACCTTTAACTTCTGCAAAACAATAGGCTATTATATTGTTTCCACTACCACTAACGGATGGATCACTACCAACTGTAAAAGTTGTTGAAGACTGACCATTAAATACCGTTGCTGAACTATCTTGAGCACCAGTGCTATTAAGACCTAATTTATATGTTGAACCAGATAATTTTTGATGCCAAACTCTCCACTCTGGATCGTTTTCTCTATTTTTAATTATTATCATTGCAGGAGTAACACCTAAACCATGTCCAACTGTAGCACTAGAAGCACCTCCACCTACATAACTAACAATACTAAAACCTGACGTACTATTTACAGACACAGTTGATGTGATACTTCCATTTCCGTTTGATGATGTAGATCCACCAGCTAACCAATTCCAAGATACAAAGTTTGAACTATTTTGATTATAGTCAGATACGTTTCCTTCTAAAGTAAAACCATCTGAATCAAATGATGTAAAATAAGTGTAGGTTTGTTCAGTCGCATTATTATTAGTTGTTATACTTTTATTTGAACCTCTAACTCTATCATGTAGTTTGTGGTCTTTACTACTAGCATCTCTATTTTTTATCCAAACCCAGTCTGGTTGAAATCCAACTCCTGTAACAGACTGACTTGAATTAGAACCTGCATAAAGAACAGTGTTAAAGAACAATGCTGGGTTGTCAATAGTTGTATAAGCCATTATCCGAACTCCGATAAGTTTTTAGTGTTTAATGCAAAATAACCTGATGGCACTGCATATTCAAAGTTTCCAAAACCATTAGCATCTGCATTACCTGATGAGATTGAATGAACAGGACTTCCAAAATTAAATTGCCAATCGTTATTATGAGAGGAGTTGCTACTGTTATCATTTGATCCTGTTGCTGGAAAATAAGCTTTAGTTGAACTAATAGTTCCTATTGCTCCTGTTCCTGTTGAACCAGTTGTAGGATCTCCACTATTTAAAAAAGTTCCATTTCTACCTATGTAAAATTTATTATTATCTTTATCCAAAGCAAACATATAAATATCATTATCGGCAACAGAACCACCCATATCACTTGAACTTTCAATTATTGATCCGTTTTGATAAACATTGTTTCCAAATAAATTATATCCTATTCCATCTGAATCACCAGAATATCCTAAAATTTCACTAGATCCTGTCACACTGTTTCTACCAGTGTTTACTCCTATCATGGGTCTTGAATTACTTGAGTTCCAATTTAAAAGTTTAGCTTCCCAATACCATTTTCCATTTTCTACTCCAAAAGTAGAAGTTATTGTATGTCCCGTGCTACCATTTTGATCTAATTCTAGATTACCTTCAGAAAAAGATCCATTAGTTCTACATAAAGGGTTCATTGTACAAAAATTATTGCTGCAAGTATCAGTAGATTGATCGGTGCTTGCTAAACTAGTAACAGTAAAATCATTTCCGTTTCCTGAAGTATCATCTCCCAAAGCTGACGAATCAGCAAAAGTTAATTTAAATCCATTATTACCATACGTTCCTGTATACGTTTTAGGCTCCCAAATATTTGTAACAGGATTCGTTGCACCAAATGATGTTTGATCTAATGTTTGACCATCAACTAAAATAAACTCAGTCATATATCCACCAAATCTAAATCCAGCTGTCCCATGTTCTCCAACTCTAAAAGTTTTAGAAGAATTTAAAGTAGTCGTGTTGAAATCTTGACTTGCGTTTGATGTGCCTGAAAAACTTGTTTCTTCAATTCCATTTATATACATTTTAACTCTTGATGACGCAGAACTGAGTGTAGTATCAACAGCAATAATTATATTATACCAAGCTGAAATGTCTTTAAAAACTCTATTGGTTGTTCTAGTTAATCGTGTACTTGAACCATCAAAATCATCAAAATTTATTGTATCACCAGATTGAAATTCTAAATATGAATAAGCCGCAGTATTACTTGTATCAATAACAGTAAATACTCTTTGTCTTGATGACAGCACTGATCTTTTTACCCAAACATTTATAGTGTATTTTTTTTGATTGGTTGGACTCTCATTATTTTTAACCATGTAAGCATCAGAGTTAAATCTACACGCATTAGTAAAAGTTGTTCGTGGAAAAGTTAAAGGCCATGTAGATGAAGATTGGGCTTCAAATTGATCTTGTATAGACCACACACCTGAAGCAACAAGTGTTGTTGGTGTATTTATTTTTCCTATGACTCCACCGTTATCTTGGTTCATTAGCTACTCCCTTTCGCTCCATCAGTGGATTCCTACGCGTCGTCTATAACTTCATATGATATGTATAGAGTTAGGTCAGAGGCTGCGCTTGCTCCACCTTTTAATA